CTCCACTACTGCCAATCTTTGCGGAATCTCCACTACTGCCAATCTGCGCGTAATCGCATTCGTTATCATTCAATAAATCTTCTTTTGAATCAGCATTGTATTTTGTTTTTTCTAATGTAAAATTTACGCAAGCCTTTATAAAGCCTTTCAATCCTAACTTTGCGCCAATATGTAATTTTGTAGCGGCGCACTTATTTTCTTTTTCAAAAATATTGCCATCCGCCTCTACCTCTGCAAATTCTGAAAAGTTTCCATTATCATCAATTAATGGATAATAATTAAGAACATCCCACGGATTTTTGCAAAAATGCATAACTCCCTGTCTACAAATACCATCTCCGTTTTCCTCATAATCAGTGTTTTCTTCATACTGTTTTTCAAGGCAAGTAAAATCCTTGTTAAATCCCTTATAACCCTTCATATTGTCTCCTTTCTTCTTTCTCCATCATTGGATAAACTCCGATTTCTTTCAGACGGTTGTACAGGAACAATCTGCCTTTTTGCGTCCACACGGTCGATAGCTTTGTGCCAGTGGTTCCGTTTGCCTTTTCGTAGTCGTAGGTTTTGTTCTGCACATATCCCTTTCCCTGGTATTCCGCATACAAAATCCACTGTTCGCCGACTTTTCTCTGAATACCTGCGCGGCTCAAAATCCGATTGAATGAAACGGCAGATAAGCCGTAGTCCTGCGCAATCTGTGTAACAGTCATGCAGTCGTTTGACGATAAAATCCTGTCTGCATAGTCAGCTTTCGGTGTCAGTTCTGTGATTACCTTATCCATCTGCTGTACGGTGTTTTCCAGTTCTGCATTTTTCGCGCGTTCCGCTTTCAAAGCTGTAAAGGCTTGAATTGCCAAATCTGGGTTAGCAATAAGTTCTTCTGTTGCATACATTCCATGTCTGCGGATTGTTGGTAGAACCTCGTCCATTACCCATGATTCAAATTTCTCTGCTGACGGAAGTTTGGATTTCATAATCAGCCTGTACAAATCCCCCTCATTTATGTATGACATGGACTGTACGCCACTAGATGTAGGGGTGTCGCGTTTCACGACTCCCTTGCAATGTCTTGAAATTGCATCTCTAGGTGTCGCATAACCAAGCGCTGTTGCAATGTCGGTAGCAACAAAATAAGGTTTTCCTTCAATTTCTGTTGTACGAATGTTTCCGAATACATCGGAATTAAAAATCTGTAATTCGTTCATGCCTCTCCTTTCCTGCCTGTTGTAGGTTTATATTTATCTCCGATGAATGCATGAGAAATAGCATCTTTGATTACTACATGCTGATTCTCTGCATTTAAAGACTGCTCAATACGTTTCAGTGTACTGTCAATACTTTTGAGCGTATTGAGCACTGCTTTTAGTGCTATCCATGTTCCTGTCACGACAATCCCCTTTCAATTATTAAGCAAAGTGTCCGCAAGCCTGCCTATCTCAGCGGCAATCTTTAGCTTTATTTCTATGCTATCCGTTTTTCTGCTTTCCTCTGCCAACATTTTCAACTGCTGGTAGAGGATATCTTTTACTTTTTCTGAATCCATCACTATCAACTCCTTTCCTATAAAATAAGTACGATTTAATTGGACTTATCGGGCACAAAAATAAAGTCCATAGGGATTTCAGATAAGCGGCTCATTTCTCTAAGCTGCGATAAACTTGGCTCTGTATTTCCTTTTTCCCAATTTACAACAGTTGTGTTGCTGACACCTAAAGCATCAGCCCATTCTTTTTGTGTCATTTTGGCGTTTACTCTAACTGCTTCTAATGAAATTCTAGGCATTTTTAATCCTCCTTTCGTATTTTATGACTTGATTATAGTCCATTTTAATCGGACTGTCAATAAAAAGTTCAAAATAATTGGATTTTTAGTTGAATTTATTTTTAAAACGGTGTATATTACATTGTGAAAGGAGGAAAAAGCACATGACAGACGAAGAACAAAAGAAAATAGACGAAAAGCAGAAAAAGATATTTGCAGATAATCTTAATAGGTACATCAAAATGAACAATAAACAACAGGTTGATATTGCAAGAGATCTCAAAATAAACAAAACTACTTTTAATACGTGGTGTACCGGAAACGCTATGCCAAGAACAGGAAAATTGAGAAAGATTGCAGATTATTTCAATATTGGAATGACAGATTTGACAGAAGAAAGAACTGATAAGTCAGATTTGGAATACTCTGAAATTGTTATGGATATTGCGAATAATGATTTGAGATTCAAAAACTTGATTGTTAAATACAGTGAATTGCCTATTGATAAGAAAAAATTGCTTTGTGATTTTTTTGAGAATTTTGTTCTTTAGTAAGTATAGGGTGGTGTAAATTACACCGCCCTTTCTTGTTTGTACCCTGTTTTAATAAAACCGTATACCAGTCTTATTATTTTAAAACTTTTTAGTTCATTTGCATACCGAATAATTTCGCTTCTGTAAAATTCCTTTTCATCGTCCATATTTACCCCTTTCACACACATTATGCGTGAGCCTGTTGTCGGGACAAGCCCACGCGCCAGAGATTGATTGCGCCCGCGTACATCTGCAAGGCGTATTTGTACAATAGCACTTCTTTTCAGCAGATTCAAGTGAATTTCATCGACAACTCTTTCGGAAAACTAAGTTGTGGCAAAGTTGTGGGAATTGTGCATATGTTTTCCTTCCTTTCTCTTACTTATGCATCAAATTCCACAAGCCATTTGTTGTCTGTTGCGCTGTAAGATACTGCTCTAATATATACCTTACCGTTCATGTCGATATATTTTGAGTTGACATCTGTAGCATCTATACGTGAGATATAAGCATACGGAAAAATTACCTGCGCTGTTGTAAATATCATTGGGCACATTGCTAATATACCATTTCCAATTGAAATAGAACCTCTATTGATAGTATCAATCGTACCATCTGCTAAGAGACAACTTCCGGCATTGCTTGTTCCTTTATAATTGATGAGGAATCCCTTGTGTTCTTCTGTCTCTCCTAATTTTCTATACACAGAATATGCACAGTTTATTCTTGGAACCTCATTCGTTTTTGAGAATCCGAATACAACACTATTTGCATCTTTCTTATAATAAAGTACGCATTGCTGTGTTGTTGTAATGTTTGTAGCACTAAAATAATATGTCGATTTATCAAATGACCCATTTGTATATAAATACCCAAAAACAGCATCCTTGTTCTGTTTTACACGAATCAATACACCATTCTGTGTGTCCTCCCCTGCATGAATCAGATAATAATAAGGATAGTTTGTATCAGCTGATTCAAGCTGTGTAACATTCAGACCAAGTGCAGCACTTACCTTTTCTATGTCAAAATCAAACTGATACACTGTTTCGCCTGTTGAATTTACAACTGCTTTCGTCAGATATAAATAATTAAGCCCCATTATTGTAGCCATGTTCTATCGCCTTTCCATTATTCTGCTGTTTGTACAGGTGCAGCCTGCAGATCATGGTAAGTAGCCAAACCACCTACCCCTGTGCCACCGTAGGTAACATTTCCACTCGTTTTTGTTTCATTTTCACTTGTATAATAAATTATGATATTTACATCTTTACTTGCAACAGCAGTGAATGTATACCATGCTAACACCTTTACAAACCAATTATTCCCTACTCTAAATGGCAGGACAATGTGTGCTTCCGTATCTGTACAAATAGCAGATACAACAACATCCGGATTACTGATTTCAATAGCTGAAATACCTTGTGCAGTGGTTGTTATTTTCATACTTTTGGATAAAAGTTGCTGATTTTTTTCATTTACTGCATTTAATGCACCTGTTATGGTTCCATCACCAATACCTGATATGTCATTTTCTCCAATCTTATCCAAATACTTTTTAAATTCTGTTGTGAGCACCTTATTTTCAACAGGATTTGTACTTGTTTCAGATAGTTCGGAATCGATAGTAACGCTCCCGCCTGGACTGGTTGTTTCACCCCAACCAGTCCATGTTCCATGATAATATTTTCTGAAATATTGCTTTCCATTCGTAAAATCTATTGCATACTGATAATTTGCAACACTTGTAGATCCAGCTATACTGTTTAACAGAATACCGCCACCGAATCCATCAGGCAGATTATTTTTCTCTGCTGATCCATTCACAAAATAGATAGACTTATAATCAGTAAGCAAATCACAATCGATACTTGAAGCGCTCAAATAATTCTGTGTCTGTGCGCAATCTTTAATCAAGTTAAATGCAAGTGTGAAATTGTTGTTCATAATGCTTGCATAGGGCGCTATAAGTTCTGTCATTTCCTCAGTTGTTGTAAAAGTCAATGTTCCGGTCTTTCCACGTTCATATTTGGTAAGACTCTCAAGACTTTTGTCCATTTTATTTTCAAGAGCTGCATTCACGACTTTATTCTGCACTGCATTTTCACTTGTAGCAGACAATTCAGAATCAACGGTTATCGGACTTGCAGTCGGGGCATAAAGAATTGTTTCAACACCGTCAATCGTAATCTTGCCGATTTCTGTACCCTCTGTCAGCGTAGCTTCTGCTGTCACAGTGCTTCCACTACCGCCACCAGTAGGCGCATAAAGCTGATATGTGGTGCCATCTACTGTGATTTCTGCAATATTTGTGCCAGTAAGAGTTTTCGGAACTACTGATACGGTACTTCCACCTGATGAAGATGTTGGGGCGTAAACATCGAAAGATTGTTCTCCCAAAGTGATAGCGCCTATCTTAACGCCATCAGAAACTGAATTTTCGTATTTTAACGATGGCATATAGATTCTATACTGGTTGTTTCCCACTGTAATTGTTCCAAGCCATTCCCTTCCATCTGATGGAAACTGCTCTACGCTAACAGTAACCGTATCAATCGTATTATCTCTAAGATATGATTCCAGTGCCGCAATGGCTGTATCGTAGCTGTTCATGATTGCCGCTGTGGCTGGTGTAGTCTTGGACGGCTTATCAACCCAGCCGCTAGGGTATGGTTTTGTAAAAGTCGGTGTGTAATTTGCCATGATTATCTCCTTTAGATATACCTATATTTCATATTTTGACGAGTTCCACTGAATTTTAAAGTTTCTTTGTCAAATGCATATATCAAGCCATAATAGTTTGAATCAGCGTAATATCCATCAGATATTACATAATAATTATTTTCATCTTCTGCTATCCATATTTCTCTGCTCGTGTATGAAACTCCCAAAGATATTCCTGTGCTAAATTTCTTTATTTCATTTTCTTTTATTTCATATACATCTGCGATTTTGTCGTTGTAACGAACCATTATAATAGAATTTTTAGAAGTAACAAAACAATGGGGTGATATATCTGTATTTACCATAGATATGCCGTCTACTTTTCCTATATAATTTCTGATCGTAACATACATTGATCCGGTCCCGGTTTTTGGATATATAAATGCTGAGAAAATTACGCCATCTTTGTATCTTGCCATTACTCTTTTTTGGCACATTTTAGTAAGACCCATATTACTTGTGTTGATTATTTGATAATAAGCATCACTTGTAGCTTCGATTACTTGTTGTACCTTTGATGATATTTCTTTGTCTACAAGAAGACCTCGTATATTTTCCATCGATGTATTGATGTTATTATATGTTGTCACATAACTTACATATTTATCTCCCGACAATTCAAATACATTCCTTACTCTTGATTGTCTTGCACCTTCTACTGCATAGTCGGTAGGTGTTGATTGCTTAATTACTTCGTTTGCATAGTTATATTTTGTTATAACAGCTTGATTTTCAGATGTTATTGTTTGCTTTATATAATAATCAGTAGAAAATAATACATATTGTGAACCATAATAGTGCGTTCCAGTCGATTTATCCTTTCTTATATGAGACGGAACAAAGATTGTGGTGTCTTCTGTAAATGTTCCTTGCCCTATATTTTTAAATACAGAATTTTTACTTAAAGGGTAATCCGCAATTCTCATTACAGGTTCGTTTTCAGTATTGGTGCTTGAAAATTTGCTATCCCATTCGATTAGAACAATTCCGTCTTTGCAAGCGTGCAAATAATAACTATCATAATTATCGCTTGTCAAAAATCCTTTTAAAGTCAAATCAAGGCACATTTTTTCGCTGTTAAATTTGGCTATATATACATCTTCAAAAGTTTGTTCTTTGGTAGATGGATTGAAACCATACATTGCAACAATACAATATGTTTCGTTATTCCATGTCGCATAATCATATATTCTGTACAATTTGTTTGGAGCATATTCGTTATCCAGTTTTTCCCACACAAGCTGACTACCTTTATACATCTTGTCGTGGTAATGACCTTGAAAATATATCTCTTTATGTGGATTTCCTTGGTACCATATCGTACTTGATTGTTTTCTTGCCATTTCATCAACCTGCCGTTCCCTGAATCAGATAGATTGTGTTTGCATCCGGGCTTGCCGGAAGTGCTGTGACTGATTCTACTTTCAAGCCGTTTGTTTGTAACTGCTCCACCTGCTCATTCAGATTTTCGACATTAGATTCAGTGTAGCTTTGGCTGGTCTGCAATTTCTGAATCTGTGTGTTTGTGTAGTTTTGGTTTACCTGCGCTTCACTGCCGGATATATGCGTGTTTCCTTTTTCACCGGTTGCAGACAGCTCATCCATAAGCTGTTGAATGCCAGTCAGTTTTCTGTGCAGAATAATAAAGGACATTTCCACCCAAATATCTTTTTGTTGTTGCGCCGAATTGATGAAATCGTAGACATAAAACATTGCTACGTCTCCGCACTCTATATATGGAAGTCCCATTGTCTCGGCTTCAAACGGCTGGTAAGTGAAACCCTCATTTTGATCCATCAGAAGCGTTGCAAGCTGTGTTTTCCATATTCTGTCAAGACCAAATAACAGATGGTTTCCTTGCACTATATATTTCCGTTTTCCAGTCCCTACATTTCCTTTTGTTTTATCCTTGGCAGAATCGCGGACAATAAACCTGTTCAGCGGTTTTATCTTGTATGTCTCGTATGTCACTTCCTTGTAGTGCGCATAGTGTGCAGAATTACTTGCTGAATCAGTGCCAGTGGAATCATCAATACCAGTGGTAGGATACATCGGAAGATAAGATTCTGCTCCTGGATAAAACGAATCATCTTCTGTCAACTGCGTGGGGAAAATGTATGTAAATTTCCCATAACGGTTGATTCTGCCCCATACGCAATTTAACTGACATACAAGTTTGATAAGATCGAGGTACGTTGTGTTTTCGTCGATGTATTCCGTTTCAAATTCGATTTCTGACCAATCTTCCTCTGAATATTCTTTAGCTGAAGAAAAGTCTTTGTTGCACAGATAAAATGCACAATTTTTAACAATTACTGTTCCATATTTGTATACTTTTGTGCTGTCGTATTCTGCTGGCTGATACCACTTTTCTGATTCAAAACTAATTTCTTTCTGCTTTGTATATACCTTTCTTGCATATACCTTTCCATGATATTTACACAACTCCCCACGCTGGTACTTTCTCGCCTGACTGTAAACATAATCGTCAAGACCTCTTGTCTCTATATCATCTGCCGGAAGCGCAACGGATTCCTGCTCAATCCCCACTTTTCCAAAAAGCCAGTTTCTGAATTTCTTTATCGTGATAGGAAATTTGAGAGTATTGTAGTCCGTCCAGTCTACTTCCCCTTTGACTGAATCTCCCAGCCAATACAAGGCATCATATGCCGTGATTGTTTTTTTGCGTGTGTTGCTTTTTCCGTCATACTCAACTACAGTTCCGACAAATAGTGGTACACTTTCTTCGGATCCACTTGCTTTAATTGAAACGGATATATCAGTGCCGGTTAAATCCTTTGTTACTGGTACACCGTCTATATCAATCAATGTGCCGGATAAATCTATAGAAAATCTGCTACTTTCGCAGCCGATAAATTCAAGATCGTTCCCGGACATAATGCTTTCTTCCAGTTCCATACTTTCTTGAACAATGTTGGCATTTCCAACAAGCAAGTCATGGTCTGGGAATGTTATACTCAATTCTTTGTGGCTGCTGCTCTGCAAAAATGCCAGTTTCGTTTCTTCTGTCACACTCAGCATAATTACTACCTCTTAATATCCAATGAATTGCAGTTCGATTTCGTTGTATATAATGTCGTGGTCGTCTGCATAGTATATGTTGGTCTTGATATCCGGCAAATATACGTCTTGTACCTTGTAATCGCCAATTTCCGGCACGTAAACCGATGCAGTGCACTTCTTTTCAATAGAGTTGGTATACTGCGCTCTAATGTTGTCTATGAGGTTTCTCCATGTCGCTTCGTGCATCATAGGCGGAGCAGAGAAAGTTACATCAACAACCGTGTGCTGCAAGGCTGTACGCTGCAGCTGACCGTTTGCGTCACGGTATGAATCCAAGTCTTGTCCGTGAAGAACTACGTCGTATTTTTCTGCCCTCATGTATTTCTTTGGGATTGTATAATTTCCAACTCTGATAAGGTATCCAGCGTATGCCATCGTAAATCTCCTGTCTGAAAATAAGCATTAAAAAAGCACCTACCATTTCTGATAGATGCCAATTCAACACCGAATTATTTTTTGAAATAAAAAAGGCAGCCTATTTCGACTGCCTTTAAAAGTTATTCAATTTATTGTGAGACAAATACTATTCTGTCATTTCCATAATAGCTGATTGCATATTCAAGTTCCAAATTCTGAACATCGTTCGGTACTTCAAAAAACAAAGAGCCTTGTGTTTCACGTCCTGCGGATAACTGACCGTCAAGACCATTATCCATTTCAAGATATGTCTGATCTACCTTTGAATTATCTGCATAACATTCCCAATCCATTATACTCGATACATTCTTCACATCGTTTGAAATGTTTTCAAACTTAAATGTGAATTTCCAGTATTTGTATCCGTCTTTTGGCTGTAAAAATTCGTTGTCGCTTGTATATTCCTGCGATTCAAGATATGTGATTCTGAAATCTTCTGTTTCAACCACATCCCCTACATGGAATATGTTACTTTTTGCAGATTCCGCAGAAGTATTTGTATCTGTTGTAGCAGGCTGACTTGTTTCAACACTTCCTACTTTCTGTGGTTCATCGTCCTTGTTCGGGCAGGATACCATCAAAACAATACAGGCAAAAAATATAATTGCAAAATAGGAACCTGTATGCTTGTGTTCTTTATCCTTTTTTGCTAAGTCTACTATGGCTACAATAAAACCAATAGGGCTTGTAAACGTGAAAAACGCTAATACAGCCGCCCATGTACTCAATGTACTGTTCTTCATTTTCTTTGGTTTCTGCGGTTTCCATTCCTCGACTTGAATTGTCTGTTGTGACTGTTGCAAAGGGCAACCACAGTTAGGGCAAGTAGCCGCCTTGTCTGATACTTCTTTCCCGCATTCCGGGCAAGTAATAAGTGCCATATTTATATCCCCCTTGTGATTTTTTTCTTATCATATCACAAGGGGAAAAATCTATCAAGCGAAACTGTATGCGTCTTTTCCTGTCCGCTGGTTATAGTCCTTTGCATAACTTCTAGCGGCTTTTCCTACGTCGGACTGACTGATGCCAAACTCTTTAGCAAGAATACCTTGCAGTAGCGTGTTTTGTTGTCTCAGTAGAGCCATTTCATTGCTTGATGCCTGTAAGATTGCTTCTTTAATGCCCGTGATTTCCGCGCCGCCGGCAACCGCTGTCTTTCCACCTACCGTTCCTGCGATTTCTGGTATACCATTTTCGCCAGCCATGAGCAAGCTGTACTGCTTTGGAACATAACCGCCGCTTGCAAAAGTCGGTATTTTGCCGAGGTCGATATGTGTGCCACCGAATAATTCCTTGCCAGCAATATTGATTGGCGGTATATCGAACGATAGCTTCTCGTTCAGCCACGTTGCGAATTTGTTCCATATTTCTTTCAGACCGTCAACCGTAGCTTGCCATGCGCTTTTAACGCCTAACTTTATGTTATCCCATGTCAGCAGAAAACTATCTTTTACATTGTTCAGTTTCAGTTTGATATCGTCGCCCCATGCTCCCATAGCCGCGCCGAACTGTCCGTCAGTAAAAAGACCTTTTACCTCATTGTACTTGTCTTTAAAAGGCTTCATAAAATTATCTTGCGACTGCGATACTGACAAGAAACCATCGTATATATCTTGCCCCCAAAGAGACATAGCTTCTCCGAATTGACCGTCAGAGAACATTCCTCTCACTTCATTCAGCCCATCTTTAACAGGCTTCATAAGTTGGTCTTCTGATTCTGAAACAGCAAGGAAACCGTTGTAGATATCGTCGCCCCAAAGTTTCAACGCTTCTTTCCATGAACCATCAGAAAAGGAATTTTTGATTTCTGTCATTTGCTCCGAGAATGACATATCTATTTTTTCGCCTGTTAGTTTTTCATTTAGCCACTGACCTAAATTCCATCCTGCTATTGCCGCGGCTATTCCTGCGAATAATGTTTCTGCTATTAAGGTGCCTGCTGCAATTATTGCCTGCATACCGCCAGCAGAAGCTATTGCCATGTTTATTGTGGCTCCAATTTTTGCGCCGATTCCTGCAAATATTCCGCCGACCTTGGTTAAAATAGTTTTTCCTACTACAGACCAAGTCGCTTCTACTCCCAATTTTGAAGCTATTGCTTTGACAATTACCTTTGATGCTTTTTCTCCCAACCATTTTTTAAATTTTTCAGAAAACAGAAGTTTTTTTATTCCTTTGATTGTAATGACACCAAGAATAATTGAAACTGTTTCAAGATCAAGTTCTCCTAGGAAATCAGTAATTCCTTTTAATACATTCTCCCACTTTATTTTCTTTATTGCCGTAGTAAGAGTAGTCCATATACCATGTACCCATGTATTGACTGTCTTTCCGAATGCCGCAAAATCAAACGTATCAAAAAACTTATTGATTCCTGTCGCAATCGAATTGCCGAGGTTTTTCCATTTGAATGTTGTTCCAAAAGACAAAGCGGCATAGATAGCTGTGTTAAGTGCGCCGGCAATAGTTTTCCCGACATTTCCGAAAAGTCTTGGGCTGATAAGACCGTTTAGAAACTGCGCAAGCCCAGTACCGAACGATTTTGCTTTCTTGTATACTTTATCCCATTTAATGGATTCCATAGCTTTTGACAAGCTATTTCCTATATACTTTCCAAGTCCTTCAAGTGTTTTTATTTTACTTTTGTACAGGCTTTCTGTTTCCTTAACATTGAATTTCAGATTGCCGCCAGATGCACCACCAGCACCACCGCCAGCACCGCTTCCTTTTCCAGTTCCGCTGTCACTGCCTTGGTTTGTTGTGAGATTGTTCAGCTTATCAAAGCCCTGTAGCTGTTGCTTTAACTTCTTAGCATTATCTGCCGCTTTCCCCGTGTTTGCCGCCAAATCGTCAGCACTTCCAGCCGCCGTGTCGTAATCTTCTGCGATTGCGCCGGACTGCATTTCAATCTTCCAACCGAAAATAACCCCAAGTGCATTTACAACGGTTTCAGAAAACTTTATTACAGCCTGCATAGCCGTGTTAAGAGCCTTGACAAGCGGTTTTAGCATATTGATAAATGCATTGCCCCAAATAGCCCCAAGCGCCTTAAACTGCTCTCGCAGGATACGAAGCTGGTTCGCCCATGTATCTGCAGTCCTAGCGAAGTCCCCCTGTACATTTGCGGTATTCTGCATTACGTACTGGTATCGAAGCATTGTCTTTTCCATCTGCGTCATAGATGAAATATCCGCATCAAGTCCCTCTTTCAAAGCCCATTCTTTCAGCGTGGCGTTCGTAAGGTCGATACCATATTTTCTCATTGGTTCTGTCTCGCCAGTGAAAATGGACTGCAAATTCTGCTGTACTTGGCTTTGCTCTACATTATAGAAAGATGCCATATCAGCGGATAACTTCGTCAGTGCAATAGACATATCAGACATTTTCTGAATAGGTACTCCCATTGCAATACCCATTGCCTGATACCTACTTGCTGTCTGTTTGGCAGTCAACTCAGAAATACCATACTGCTGTATTGCATTCTTGGAGAATTTTTCAAGTGAATCCGTATATTGTCCGAACGTATTGACAACTACGTTCTGTACTTCTGTCAAGGCAGATGATATGTTGATTGCTTCTTTTAACTTACCAGCTCCACGAATCAAAAGCCAGTATGAAGCGTATAGCTTTCCAAAAGCGGATGCCAGTGAAAACGTATGCTTTTTAGCTTTTACCGCTGTAGAACCAAAAGAAGTAAAGTTATTTGCAAGTGCCTTTGCCGCATTACCGCCAGATGCACCAGTACGCGCAAATTGTGCAAGGGCATTAGTCATATCTATAAGATTTTGACTTACCTTTGGTGCGCCGGAAAGCGTTGTGATAAGCTGTTTCATGGCTTTAGCCAGTTTAGGTATATTGTCAATGGCTTTTGTGCTTGACTTATAACCAAGCTGTGAAATCGCTTTTGCAAGTGCTGTAACTCTATCAGATGCACCAGATGCCGTCAGCGGTGTTAAGGCTTTACCAAGCATACCGATCGCGGATGCAGAGCGGTTCAAATTAGCCGTATCAATGCCGGATATTTTGGTTATTCCATTCGCAACTCTCGTGAAATCTGCCGTTTTTACTGTGCTGATCCCAGCCATAGCATTAGACAGCTTTGCTACTCCATTTGACAAACCGTTGAGACCGCTTGTGTTTACACTCATAAGAGAGTTGGACAGCCTAGTAAGATTGTTTACCAGCTTATCTAGTGCGTTATTCGCTTGTGTTGCCTGCGCTTTTATTCCAATCTCTAAGCTATCTACTTCTGCCATACTTCCACCAACTTTCCGTAAATTAAAAAAAGCGGCATGGAAATCCACACCGCTCTAAATTTTGTTGTCAATTAGTTACTTTTTAGATAACTGATTGTTACCGCTCCGCACTTTTTATCGACTTTTATCCCTACTTTTTTCTGAAATCTTCCTACCGCATTTGCTGTATTTTTTCCAAAAATTCCATCAATATCTTTGCGCACAAGAAAACCGTGATATACAAGCTCGCATTGAAGCCACTTAACATCTTCTCCGCGCTGACAAGGCACTGTTTTTTTCAGCAGTCTGCGCGGTTCCGGGTAATTATTTCCGTGCGATACAGTGACGGTATTGTTCTCAACATATTCATACCAAACGCTTAAATCCACTTTGCCATATACGCCGCCTACAGTTCCTTTGGACGTGTACTGCCATCCGACCATATTACCGCTAACCACAGGCTGACGGTTGACATTGTACTTGCCATCATTGATACCGTATTTTGCAATCCACAGCTTACAATCTGCGCCGCCATAAGGCAGAATATACTTATTGTAAAATGCATATCCAGTGTAAACACCGAAGTCATATCCTGCGGCAACGATGATATCTCTGTAAGCGCGTATAATGCCTATAAGAGCCGCTCCAAGACCCTGTTGGCACTTATCCTCTACATCAAGCCATACGGTCGTTTTTCTTCCATTTAGATGCTCTAATACTTTCTTGGCATCTGCCTTTGCTTTTGCAACTGTAGTCGCATAACTGTAGTTGTATACTCCAATCACAGTAACACCGGCATTTTCTGCGTTTTTATAGTTGACCTCGAAAAACTTATCTTTCGCAAGGTCTTTTCGCATAATCTTTAAGATTGCGCCGTCAACACCCGACTGTTTTACCAGCCGCCAATTTATTGAACCTTGATATGATGATACGTCAATTACTTTTTTGCTCATTTTGTTTCCTCTAATCTGGACTTTCGGGCAATCCACTTTCCCTAAGAATCCGTATTCTTTGTTTCATTTCATAAACTGCCACTTCTTCATTTGATTCTTTGTACTTTGGTTCCCTTTCTTCTTCAAGGCTCATTACGGCTTTTTCTATAAACTTTGATGTTGCTTTTCTTCCATGGATAAAAGTATCAATAGCAACATAAACTGCTGATGTTGCATAGTTTCCAAACCAAGTCCACATATTATGATCTTCTCGAATTTGCCGCATATTATACCCTTTTACGCACAATTCAAGTTGCTTTGGTGTCATTTTTTTAAATTCATCTATGTGGATACCTATTGAAAAAGCCATAGGGAAGTATTCTTCCCATATTATTTTGTGCCAGTCTGTTTTTTCTTGTGATCCTGCGGTATCTTCTTTGCTTCTACTTCCGGCTGGACTTCCTTCTCCGTCATTCCTTCCATTACTTTGTCCAGTCCGATCAGTTTGAAAAAACCGTCTTTCTCCATGCATTCTTTTAAAAATGCAAATGAATCATTGTAGGAAAGATCGTTTTCTTTCATGTATGTTCTCATAATAGAATTAGATTCTTCTTTGCTAAATCCGTGGTTCTGGATAAGCCCGGCATAAAAACCTAATGCGCACAATTTTGGTAATTCGGAGAACATATTTGTTGTTCCAAAAATTACATCTTTCGCAGTCAGATTATCCATGTCTTCCGAATTTTCTGCCAGATAAGATCCTGTCATAAATCTAAACAGTTTTTGAACAAATTCTTCTGTTTCTGCCGCATCAAAACCAAATTCTATTTTGTATTCAATGTTATTAGCTTTAATAGTTGTCATGATACCTTTCCTTTCCCCCTATGCCTTTCACATAGGAAAGGGGCAGTCCGTAGACCGCCCTTTGCTATTTAATACTTGTCAATCTCTGGCTCGGCTGCTTCATCTTCATAACCAGTCAGCACAGCCTTGCTATTACTCATTTCTGACTGGCTTACGATTTTTTTGTAAGTGTAATTGCTGTTGGATAACCTTGATCGTCTTCTGTGACCGCCACATCGTATTCATCTTCAATCCACTTAGGAACGGTCTGCACGGATACGGTCGCAGTGCCTGTCAGATGATCGTCTGTCGCTTCGTCCGGTGCAAATGTTTCCTGCCCGATAAAACCACAGATACCTTCTGAACCTTTTCCGTCTGTTCCATAAAGGATAATAAAATCTAATTTTTTACCCTCGTTTTTTGCCATTTCGTCTTTGTACTTCTTTTCAAACGCTCCCGGAACTTCCATCGATCCAGCTGCTCTACGTCCGATTTCCTGAGTTTCCACTAAATCTTCAAGAGTAGATGTATCTACCATATTCGGAGAACCGAATGGAGACGGAATTGATTTTGCTCTCATAAGCAGTTTGTAAGTGCCAGCCCAATATGCACCTGCGGTTGGGCTTGAACTTGGTTCTTTGTAAGCAATTCTCGATTTTAAACCTGTTGCCATATTTTTACCTCCTATTTATTGCCAAAAAAATAAAGCCTAATTGGCTTTTGGTTTTATTTCTAATCTGTCTTTTTTTGTTATAGTTCTTCTGTAACGTGCTGTAGATCTGTAAACTTTTTCTTTTGAATTAAAAGATGGCATTGCCGTTACTTCAAATTGCAATTCTTTCATTATTTCAGATACAATTTGTGCCATTTTTTTAGCCTGTGATTGGCTTGTGTTTATAATGCAGTCAATCTGAAATGTAGATAAAACCGCATTTATTGTATTACCTTCTAAATCACGCTCTTTTTCTACTGCTGGCAATTCTTTGACATATATTGTCGGGAATATTGTTCCAGATAACCTGCTTTCATTATTTGTAACTGCATTTGAAAAATTTGTCTTTTCAAAACCGTTTATTTTTTTGATTCTTGGCACAGCATAGCTGTTCAGCAAACCAAGTATTCTTGTTTCAATTTCATAAGCCCATGTATTATCAGCCACTGAATACCTCCTTTGCCGTTTTTACAACAATGTCTCTTAATTGAATTGACGTGTAGTACATGAATGGTCTACTAGGCATACCTTCCGTAAACCACCACTCACCGTTATCGTCTTGATAAAACCAACCATACCGACCATCTGCTAGCTGTCTGATTGTTTTACCGCTTGCATACTGCCAGTCAACGCCTTCCGGCAATTTCCCTGGATACGGCGATCTCTTACCGACAATACCAGCACCAAACTCTACGAACATTGCATGATCCGTACCGGCTACTACCGCCCATATACCGCCGCCTTTTACGCTTCCCTTATATTCTGCATGAACACTTGAAATCAATTCCGTAGTGAATATTGCGTCAAGGTCTGCTAATTGCAGTCTTGCGATCTCTACGCCTTTTTCAGCTAGCTTTTCAGCTAATAGCTGACATTTATATGTCAAATCATTTTGGTATGACTTTATTTGGCTTATAGCGTCCTGTATGGACTTCTGCGATAGAGTTATAGTGATTTTTTTTGCCATATCCTACTCCGCATTCTTGACATTTTTTTGTAGCAGATAAAGGTCAACTGTCAATCCTTCGTCCGCTACACCTTTGACCGTGTAATCTGCGGTCGTAGCGTCTACCATAGGTTCGCCATTGACGACCGTGTACATCACTTCTGATTTCTTCCATATCAAAGAGCCGACTTTCAGCGGAAAATCTTCTTTGTCAGTAACAAGCTGCGCATAATTGGTTGAATCATCAATACCAAATTCCTTCGCAAGCACTTCGTTCAGTTTATTGCTGATGGAAGAATAAAAATTGACAGTAGCCGAATAAGTATCTATCGTATCTCCTGTCAGTTTTGGTATTTTGTTTCCTTCATCATCAAGATACGGAACAAATAAACCATCTTCTCCCATATAGCCCTCATAGGCTATATTTCCGTCAGAATCCAGTTCGTATTTTGGCTGTTGACCTGTTGGCAGTGCATATGTCATTTTTTGCTTGTTGATATCAAGTGACATTACTCTACCTCTGGAAGTCCTGCTACGCTGGTAAGCAATGACAATACTCCAGCCAGCACAGAAGCAGACAAAACATATTTCCAGTCTACAGCTCCCATAGCTGCTGCTGTTCCAATTCCTGCGATAGCTGCCTGTGCAATAGTTTTAATTGCTCTGATTCCTGCGGCTTTAGCCCACTGTTTCCAATTTCTCATACTATCTTCCTTTCCATTCAATCTTTCTTCAATACCATCTAATCTGTGATGCGCAGAAGCGGCACTGGATTCGATTTTTGCTATCCTTGAATCGTGTTCTGCCAATTTCTTTGTCATTTCTGACCTTTCATCTTTCATCTCATTGATGGTATCTAATATTGCATCCAGTTTCATATTGATTCTTGTGTTTTCTTTCACGCGATCTTCAATATCTTTTGTATCTGTACGCTTGTTGCTTTTCAATCCCATAAAGGCGGAAAAACCTAATGATAACACGCTTATAATGATTGCTGTTGAAACCTCAATAGTCATCAATCATATACCGCCTTTCTATTTTAGTTGGCACACCGCCCACCGCCCTTAAAGTGTGCCGCCTGCTACCGCATCCGCACAGCAAACACGGTAACGCACAATCTTCTTTAACTTATTGATTCAATAGGTTATAAAACTTTAGCAAACGGATATACACCCACGAACAATTCGCTTCGTTTTCTCCAATTACGGCTTATACCATTTTCAGAGTAACTTGCCATAAATTGCTCGCCAGCCTGTGACATATCATACACAACCAAATTCACAATAACTGCTTCATAGTTTTTAAGGTCAGCTTCGATTCTCTCTGGCGTATATGTGCTTGGGTAATTCCGCATAGCCACAATATCCTGCTTTGCCTGCTTGATTAACTGCTCGATCAGTGGGTTATCCTGCGGCTTGTCAAATACAACAACGTCGGAAGTAGTTTCGTCCTCATTTGTAACCGTCTCAATATGAAATTGTTTCCGTCGGATTTTAACCTGCTCCAAGATGCTGTATTCTGCCATAATTACCACCTACAGTCTGAATTTTTCAATCAGAATTTTTTTTAACTCTGAACCGTTGATTTCTCTTGCATCTTCAATTCCCTGTTCTTCTGCAAACTCTTGTAATTCTGCGGTAGACATACGGTTGATACTTGTCTTAGTAAAAGAAGAGCACGGAAATTTGTCCGGCTCTTCTTCATAATTAAGTTCTTTCCCGTATGTCTCCTTTTGGATCTCTTTTTCTGCTTCTACTTCGCATAGCGTAGCAGCATTGATTTTATGTCTTCTTAACAGCATACGATCACCGCCTTACTCTGTAGCAGCTTTAAAATGTGCAACAACAACCTTGGAATCATTGCTTAATACTGCCGTGTAATGCTCGTCACCGGAGATAACCGTTGTTTTTGCAAGGATATCTCTGTCTGATTCAATCTCAACGCTTCTCTTCATGTAGATTGTAAGTGCGCTTTCTTCTTCGGAAGCACCATCTGCGCCTGAATCCTCGTTAGGGTCTTCTGTGGAAACAATCACGATAGGGCAAGCATAATAAGGCGTTGTTGCGCTCTTAACCTTGTCTCCCACAGCAAGTTTTCCAGCATAGTTCGGAAGAATTGTTGACAGATGCTTCTTTGTCGCATCTTCTGTTACTGTATCTGCTACGATTGTAATGGTGCCGGCTTCGTTGTCTTTCTCGTACTTAACAAGTTTTACCTTCTTGGATTTAACAACTTGTGCTCCCGCGATAGATCCGATTGTACCGTTCATAATCACGTTAAGTGGATATTTGTCATTTGACTTGAAATCCGCGTCATTCAGCAATGTAGCTTCCTGTGCCGGATTGATAAACAGGATTTTTGTGAGCGCTCCATCTGATTCATCATCAAACTTGCTGTTAGCCGCTACAACTGCAGAATAGCTGATATCTGCGGCTGCTCCATCGTACTGGATTGGTGCGTCACAAAGGGCATCGTAACAATCATTGTCTACTTTTGCAGCGATTGACATTGCAATCTGATTTACCGTTGTTCCCATAGGATCTCCGTAACCAGAGAGAACGGATTCATCTGTTAACTCTACAGCTTTTCCAGCTTTCTTTACCTTTGCTTCTGTTGTAGATGCAGTAAGTACAGTCGTACCCATTGCAACGCCTTCTGCAACGTCCTCTGCATCACCGATATAGGCGTATTTCGGAACAACAATTGTGCTTCCCGGTCTGCCTACCAGCGTTGTGTCAATTCTTGCAATAGGAGAAAATTTAATTTTCTTTGGGAGCTTAGCTGATACCATATCAGCCATTACCTGTGGATCTACTAAGTTTGCTAACTTTGTTTGTGGCATATTATTACCTCCGTTTTATTCTGTGAACTTCTTGTAAAGTTCAGGATTTTTATTCTTGAGCTCCACTCTCTCGTGGTAGTTCATCTTGTTAAACTGTTCTTGCGTAATTGTGCTGTCTTCCCCGGAACCTGCGTTTACTGGTGGCCTTGATTTCAGCCATTCCGCTTTTTCTGATTTCACGCGCCTTTGAACCTCGTTCTCAATCACGCTTGCAATCATGCTATGGTCTGCATCAGCAACCGCATCGATCAACGCTTCAATGGATTTATCATCACTGATAGTTTTTTGATAAGCATTGACTGCTTTAATGTGATTCAGCTCTTTGCTCATGCTTTCAAACTTTTCTGTTTGAAGTTTTTCCGCTTCTGCTTTTGCTTCTGCTTCCTGCTCTTCTGCCGTCTGCTTTGACCTAAGCTGCTTTTTATAGGCTGCGGCTTCCGAACTTGCCTTGTCAGATGCATTCTTGTATCTTTCTTTTTCTGCTCTTTCATTAGCAAGCTGTGTCATGAGTTCTTCTACCGTCGGCGTTTTTTCAGAAGCGTTCGCTTCTGTTGCCTGTTCAGTATTTTTTGTTGATTCAGTTTCTGTTGTGGTTACTTCTGCCATAATTACTACCTCTTCTTTCTGCGATTTAAGTTTTCTCTAACTTTCTGCGAAATTTGTATTGCCCTTTCTCTAGGGCATATAAAAAGCCACTAGGTATTTCCTAGTGGCTATGTATCAGTTATTTATCTGTTCTGCTTTTATCAATCACAGGGCTATTGCCTGTCTGATCCGATAAATCCTGCATGGTTCGGTCGTTATTAGGAGTCTTTTCTCCCTCTCCACCTTCTCCCTTATTATCTGCATCCTTTTTGATTATGCTGTCTTGATAGGCTTTAACCATCTTTCCGCTACGTGCTACCACATCATTAGGATCATCAAAAAATGGAATTGCTTCTACTGTATCTTTAAGGCTAAATCCGTGGCTTAGTAATGTTGCCATAGCATTAACCTTAGTTGACATTTCATAAGTTTTTTGCCTTTTGATATTTGGCTTTATGTCTCTTGCTTTTAGATTCATCAACGGATTTTCGGATCTAACGTCTTTTGACAACTTGATTGCCGCCAAAACGACTTTTATTTCTTCCATTTTGCATCCGTCAGTAATCAACTGCTGCTTTGCCGCCGCTGTTTCGGCTTGCGACCATCCTGTGGCATCCGACATTGCAACGCCTGTACTGCCTCCGCTGTTGTCATTTCTTTGTGGGACATTGCACTTCTGCAATATAATCTGTCTTCTCGATTGGATGTTGTTCAACATACCTGTATAATCATAGTTGATCGTAAGCGGTTCAACGATTGGCGTTTTTCCATCCGGTGCAGTATACGTTTGCATCCATTCTCCGGATTTTGGTTTTATAGGAATTTCCGTTGTGGCTCCATCTTCATTTTTTTGCTCTACAGACGGGAAATCAACATCATTCGTATGCCATACAGCCTGTGTATTCTGTTCAACATCATTGGTAAAATCTGAAATGAGCAGATTCAGATTATCCATTTCTGGTATTTGCCGTTCAAAACATCCCATGCGGTCATACGATCTCACGTATTCAATAATAGGGATTTTGCCGATCGGATTTTCTTCTCCGCTCCTTTTCAAAAATCCCCATTTTGTTTTCTCTTTACTTTTTCCGTTAGTAATTTTTATTCCGTCAGTAATTTCATATCGCGTATCTTTGGTAAAACAAGTGTAGTATCTTGTACCACTGTGCCTATCTTTTATATATGTCCCAGCAAGGATAACTCTCTTGTCGCTGTAAGCTGTTGACCTTACTACAAAAGTCGTTCTTGGATCCAAAACATCGTATGTGAAATAACTTTCTCCATCCTCGTATTCTGTATTTATATCAATATAAACATATCCGATTCCGCCGATTTCAACATATCTAGCAAGTTCCTGTTGCTTTTGTCTTGCGTTCTGTGATTCATAGCAGCTGTTTAATTCCGCTATAGCTTCTGTGAGGTTAGGATCTTCATTATCCCCATTTTGCACAAGTGTTATAGGATTCCCCCACTTGAACCCGAGGGCGAACTCAGTAACTTCATTTGCCACATTATCACAGCACGAACAATCAATATCAGGTCTATAGCTTTTTGGGTTTTTTCTTACTATTGGCTGTATGCCGGCATCATAATCAAGCAAAAATTGTATTCTTGATGAATTTTGATCGTGTTCTAAAATTGCATCACGCAAAACAGATATTACGTTTTCAGATGTTATTTCTTTTACGCCTGTATAAATTACAATTCTTCCTGTTTGCATTGATTTACCTCTACGCTAAATAAACGTCATTCCACTTGCTGTCTGCCTTACTGGTAACGGCTTTACTTCAATATACCCTGTAGCAACCCTGTACACGATTTTTTTGTTGCATTTTCTGCATTTCACAACGATATCTATTTGGGATCGCCCATCGTATGTAGCCACTTTGCGACCGCATTTAGGACAATATATCTTCTTTTCTTTCATAAATTTCTCCATGAAAAAAGCACCGCATTGCTGCGATGCCATTTCAAGATTCTTATTTTCTTTGTTTCTTTATGCATTAGCTTTATAGTTTCTGCTATTTTGTTCGTATTTCTCTTATGGGCTTTGCCCATTGTAATTATACAATTTTTTCGATGTGACATTCTATGACATATATTCACTACCGTATTTTTCCTCGAATTGCTTTAGTGCAATTCCGTGTAGCCTGATTATCTGCCTGAAAGAGTAATTTTTTGTATCAGCTATTTTTTCAAACGTCTTTTTCTCAATGTATCTTGAAAAAAGAATGTCATAGCTGTTTTCATCTTCCATCGAATCTATCTGACCGATAATATGCGTCCTCTTGTCAGAATAAGAATCTATCATTTTATCTATTTCTCTTTCCATTTCGTCAATTTTAGAAAGTGTATTTCCAATTTTGTCTTGTTCCATAGAGGTCTGAACGCGTTCTTTGTTTGATACAGCAGATATGCTCTTTGACAATTCTTTTAATTCTGCCAGTTCTGAAAGTTTGTTGTTTATCATTCGATTTAGCCGGCTTATTTGGTTCAAATATTCTTTCGTTGTCATTTTCATTTTCCTTTCTCAAATAGGGCTTTGTATGATAACAGCTTTTCTTTTTCTTCTTTTAGGGCTATAGATCATGTCACAAAGCTGCGCTGTTGAATCTATTCCATCATCATGCTTCATTTTTCCTTCATATGTGCAAGACAAGATATTCTGAAAATATTTTCTGTACTCTTTTGTTTGATGCTTCATATCTACAAAATGCAGCTTCCTTATGTCCGGCGCATGATTCTTGATTCTATCCATTTTCGCAGTTTTGTTGTCTGCTGGATCATGTGTTGCATTGACTGGGTATCCGTCCTCTTCCCATATTTTTTCGCAAGCTGTTCTGTAGCTGGATGTTGATTTTGTTTCCTCGAAATGTACCTCTGCAGTTTTGTTTGGGAATTTATCTAAATGTGATTCTATTCTGCTTGTTACTTCTGGTATTGTTATTTCCTTGTCTCCGTCGTTGTAAACAGCATCAAGTACATAATATTCTCCACCAATTTCGTAGCAGATAGGCATGGATACAAAGTCACCGCCACCATATGCGGGGTCGTTTGCCGCAAATATTCTATCTGGTCGTACTTCTTCGATTTCCGCCGGATTGAAGAAATTCATAGTATCAACATTAAACATCTGTCCTTTACGTTCAATAGGTTCCTGCTGATACTGCGCAAGCCATGAAGCCACATCATCGTTATTCTCGAACGAAGCCATACGTCTTTTGTAGTCTTGCGTTGAGTAGCCAAGTTTGTACGGGTAATCAAAGTTGCTTTCTCCGTTTTCGTCAAGTGCTGGAATAATTATCTCTCTATGTCTTATTCCTGCATATTCTGGATCGTTCTGCAGCAATTCCAATCTTCTTCCCTGCACATCTTTCGGAGCCCATCTTGTGCCGATTCCAATAAGTTTTGCTTTTCCCGGCTTCATTCTTGGCATATAGTTGTTGTCAAATTTGCCCCATACCGTATTTTGCCGATCTTCGCTTAGTGCTTCATCAATACCGCTGAAAAGGTCGTCGTAAATTCCAAGTCCATCACAGTCACACGCTCCGTTCAGTGTTCCGTATATTGACCGGCAAGTGAATGTTGGATATGTCTTTTTGCGAACAAGATCTATCGTAAGATCTTTTCCGTCTGTGTAAATTTTTTTTGCTACATTTTCTGGGTAAATCTCTGCATAGGTATATGTTGGATCTGTCATCATTTCACATATTCCATCGTAAAATCCGCCCGTGATCTTATCTGAATACGCAGAATACAAATTTGATCTTTCTGGTCTGTTGGAACCGAACCACAAATTACCCATTTTTACAATTTGAGTTTTACCCACACGACCCGGCATAAAAACCATGCCCTCGTCAAGTTTATCATCGTATAAGTCTTGTATTAAATCTGCTACTTGCTTCAACGGATTTTGTCTCGGCAAATAGAATCTTTCCCATGGAGCCCTATTCTTTTCCATGAAGATCATAAAACTTTCAAACCTATAATGAGATTCCAGTTTATAGATATTCAGGTATTTGTCTAACAGGTCATATGGTGTTGTTTCGTGCTTGAATTGGTAGTAATCTAAATCCCATATCGTACCGCCTGTTTTATCCATACAGAAACGCTCTATAATGCCCTTAGACCGCTTCGTAAGTTGTAATCCATACTCAATATCCTTTTCTCCGTTTATGGCTACCTTGCACGCTTCTAAATACGCATCAATGACAAATTCATCTATGCCATTAACATCTATAAAATTTTCATATTCTTGGACTGCTTGCATCAGATAGTTTGATGCCATAAGAAAAGCACCTCGCTTCACAGCAAAGGTGCTTATAGACCTCTGCCTATATTTTTTCTAGGATAGCGACTACAATCAATCTGTAGCCGGTAATATGCGTAGTCAGTAGTAAAAGCTATTCTTAGCACACCAATATTGTACGCACCTCTTGGCGTTTTGGAAATTATTTAAAGACTATTTTCTTGGTCTTGTTTTAAGATATTGGATAACCGTTTTGTTAGCCGGTAATACATGTTTACAAAATATTCATTTTCTTGAACGCAGAAAAGATTTTCGGAGCTTGAATTGAAAACCAATCAACCATTTCCTCGTTCTTTGCCCATGCACCATCAAACCGGTTTGAACTATCAGACAGTCCGCTCTCATTCAGAAAAGCGTGTATAATTTCATGTCTTAAGGTCTTTTTGCGATATGTTTCCTGCGCTTTTTCGTCCATGCCTACAAAATATTTTTCTTCCGACATATCGGCAACTACTATCAACTTGTCTTCTTCTCCACAATAGCCTGCAAGACCTTTTTTCTCCATGAAACTGTCCTCTGATACTTTGTGGGTTTCAATTCTGTATTCTGTTCCAAGAATATCTATTTTCATCGTATCATCGTAAATAAGAAACTCATTCTGTGATGTTTTTATTCCTGAATTGGCTTCGTCTAATTCTTTTCGAAGTTTTTCTATTGCTTTTTCAAATTTCTTAATTGCGTCTTGGCACTCCATACGCTCACTCCTTTAAGCAATCTCTCAATACTTGCCTATCTGCTTCATTATCCGCTACAATAACAGGTTTATCTTCTAAAGTGGAACAATCTATAGATTCTCCATTTCTCCCTGTGATTTCATGCTTCTGCACTTCTCTAAATGCTTCACGCTCTATTGATTCAATTACGTCTGTCATACTCATTATTCGTAAACCTTTCAAAATCCTTACACTCATAGTCAAGTGATGTATCGTTTCCTTTTTGACAAATATAAAACGGATATTCTTCTCCTGTTTCTTCATCAAAAATAAGATCTTCATCACAATATTTGCAAATTGAACAATCCTTTACATTACTCATTGTCCATATACCTCCTTGTTTCTTCAATTATTTTAGAACCCATAGCAGAAGTCATTTCAATGTGGCTTTGTGGCAATCTGCCAAACTTTTCCAAAGCATATTTTTCTACTACTTCTCTTGAAATATCTATTCCAAAATTTCTCAATGCTTCTTTAGATGGCGGTTGATACTCTGATAAAGGATTGTCAATATTATTCATTCCTCAACACATTCCTTTTTTAAATTAACAGTCTCCGTTTCTTGTTTTACTTTTTCGTGAGAATAATCATCTCCAAATATACAAAACGTATTTTCTTTATGAGTTCCGCATTCCAATGTAGGAATTTGTTTATCATTTTTCATTATTCCACCAACTTTTAAACCAATCCAGACATATGCAGAATATCAATCTCCGATATTTCTCTTGCGCCCTCTCTTGTGTGCATAAGAATTTCTTCAACCTTTTCTTTTTCTGAATCTCTGTATTTATCTTTGTCATACGCTTCTGAAAAACAATAATATTTGCAATATCCGTATCCTACCCCAAGTCTGTTGCCGTAAATGTTCTTTCCGACAATATCATAATATTTTGGCACTTTTAAAATATCGTGTTTTTCATCTAGGGCACATTCCTTTTGTTCTGCTTCTAACTTTCTTTGAAGATATTTCAAAAAACCTCGCATATCCCGTTCTGATTTTGAAATATATAAAATAGTTTCTTTCATTCTTCCACCATCTATTCTATATGCTTAAATGTTCGCTACAATCATTGTCAAAAGAAATATAATGCTTGAAAAACCCACTTCTGCGACTTCTCTAATATTTTTGGATTTCTTTATGCACCATAACGATAAGAAATAGTAAATAAACAATGTTATTTTGCACAATATCATTCTTCCACCAACTTTCTACCGCAGATAGGACAATAGTTGATATTTAATGCTCCTGCTCCATATTCATTTGCACTGTTCGTAAAAACAAGTGCAGGTTTATTAAGGCATTTACGAATTTCTATTTCTATGCCAGATGGGATTATTCCGGTTTCGTCTGGATTTATAAAATCCCAATTTGGCATTTCAATTCCTATTTGTTTGCAAAAATCGCACATATTTATTATTCCTCTTTGTTGTACTTACAATACACAAGCAAATGCTCCGCAATCTGCTCCAAATCTTCAATTTCATACTTTCTACGCTTTGTTTTTCTTCCGGTAAACGGTATGTCACATTCGCATTCTTCATTTATCAGAAAATTTGCTACCTCGATTGCGTCAAAAGGCAATTCAACAGTCGCGTCGCTTTCTTTTAATTCATCAAAATCGTGTTTAAGTTGTTTGATATGAGAATCTCTTTCCTTGATACTTTCTTTCAAACTATTTATCTCATCCTTAAACCCTTTGTCATGTTCCGTAAAATCAAGACTATCAAACACAATCCCATATTGTTTGCTTATTTCATCTTCTGCCATAACATCAGAATTGTACTCCGTATAATGAGCTGTAACTCCGTTCAGTTTAAGGAGTTCACCTATTGATTTTGTAAAAGCAATCGCAACTTTATTATCGTGACATTTTGTAAACTTATCAATAATCTCATCAACATTAGTCATGTTTTTTCCCTCATTTCTCAACTTGATGCTTTGTGTTTTTTTACTGCGCATCAAATAAAAAGTGTGTCTTATAAACCACTCATATACTTCCGTCGTACAATAGCCTACCAGTGTGGAAATGGGGCTAGTAGGAATCGAACCTACGAATGCAGCAGTCAAAGTGCTGTGCCTTACCGCTTGGCGATAGCCCTATGCTGTGAGCGGATAATCACCAACCGCTCACAAACCAAACAATTGTGAAAGGAGTGCAGCCTTTAACTGTCGTGTGATGAATCACGGGTTGATTTTCACTTCCAACGTCCGGCGGCGCGTCATTTCCGCCGATACCCACCAAGCCTTGTGACGGCTCTTTAATCAGCTTTCCGCTAGTGGGTCTTAGGGGTGTCCGAAAAATGACTAATAATTCAGACAAATCGAGACAGCCGGAATCGAACCGACATCTGACAGAGGGTTTGAGGGGGTTTAGGCTGCCAATGCTTTCCGTTTGCACCATGTCTCGTGTATAGGGCTGGAATACAGCCCTATGGGGTAAAATGCTATATTATGTGTGTTATTAGTTACTTTGTGATATAAAATAAAACCTTTCCTTTCAGACCGCCCTTTTAGGGCTTCTTACAATCTCTTTCATTCTGCATCACCTGCCTTTTCTCTATGTTTCATCTGACACTCAAGCATCTGCCGGATATTTGATCTCGGCTGCCTTATGCCATGTCCTTGCCTGAATAATTCACATTGCAGCAGTTCCGCGCATTTTGTACATTCATCGTTTATCTGTTTTCCCGCTATTTCCATTACTTTTCCTCGTAGTCCACGCAGCAGAAATTATATTCAACGAAATCTGCTACATATTCGCTTGAATCGTTGCAGCATACATATCCTTGCTTTTTATCGTATTCTCAATATCTGCAATTCGCGCAACGCTTTCTCTTGCTTCCAAGTCCATTGTCTGTATCATCAAAGTACATCAGATATCTCCTAGTTTTCTATGATTAGCTCGGTATGTGTCAAATCCATCCGGGTAACGTGCGACCAATTTATCAATATTAGTCTGCATAACATCATTAAGTGAAAATTCGAACGATTCACACATCATTGCCACGTACCACATTACATCCCCGATTTCTTTCTTGACATGACCTTTATCAAGTGGTGTGTTGTGGAAAATCCATTTCTTAATCATGTCATTTAATTCGCCAACCTCACCGGATAATCCTAATGCAGCATTTACAATTCCACCCATGTCCTGAAAATCCGAAAACACATCACAAGATCTTTCCAATCTTTCTGTTGCTTTTCCGTCATTGGTTCTCATTGCTAATTTTTGATAATCATGTCCTGTCATTTACTTTGTCTCCTGTATATAATTTTGCATATTGCCATACACTTGGCGGATCTTGTTGCGTCGTATAGCTTGTTCTCCCGTTTTTCCATGCGTAAACTTTCCCATCGTGATAATATGCGAAGTGCCTTTTAAACCATTTGTCGCTACTACGCTCGTCTTTAACAAGTATCGGCGTGTCTACCGGCACTTTCGACCAGTCAACCGCTGGCTCATATTCCTCTTCCAGCCATTTTGAGAAATTTACCTTCGCTTTGCAGATAAAGCCTGTCCCGAATTTATACCACTTATGGCATCCACTGCAATCATGCCTACTGCAACCTGCCAGCCTGCCGCCGTCAAGTATAGGTCTTATACCTTTAGAGCAGATATCAATTATCTGTTCCCTGTAGTGTTCTCTATTCGTCATTTTCTATTACCTCTATCAGCTTTCTATTCTGATCTATGTTCAATCACTGTTCCGTCTTCATATTCTACTTTTGAAAGTAAAATTCCATTTTTATTCCGTTTCCTGTTTTTGCTTTGAACATCATGGTATGTTCTAAACCTTACTATTTTCCTGCTTTTCAAATACTCTTTGTAATATTTTACATCGTTTATTTTTGTAGACTTTGTAAGTCCAAGTATTTCTTTACATTCTTTCGTTCCAATTTCCCCGTCAATATATCTATCTAGTGTATATTCATATCCTTGTGGTGGTGTCCTCCGTGGTCTTCCGTTGTTTTCAGATCTTTTTATATTTCTTATATTCTTTTTGCCGTGAACTATGCTATGACATATTCCGCATAGAGGAACTATATTTGTAATTTTATTTGTTCCTCCTAATGCCAATGGGACTATATGATGATATTCAACATCAAGATTGCTTCCGCAATTACAGCAAATCTTACCCAATTTTTCTTCAAGATCTCTTTTAAACAAAACTCTATTAAATTCTAAACGCAACTGTTTATATTCAAGTTCCATTGTGTTTCCTTTCTTGGTTATTTGTTCAAAAGGTCTTTTTTATTTTTGGAAATATTTTTGGCACTTAGTAGCGGCTTCGTCGGATCATATGCAGACCCCCACGCCCCTTTGTATTCTGATCTCTCTACCGCTTTGGGCTTGAGTTTAAATTGTTTCTAAATTGTGCATATTGTTGCAAGATATTCTTTTATTGTTTCATACTATTCGATAAATAAATCTTTGTCGAATAGTTAAAACTATGTAAAATCCCTGCAAACCGCATAAACACTGGCTTTTCTAATTGTTTGCAAATATGCACAATTTCAAACAACTCCTTCCGGCTGATCTGATGCCGATTTGTCTACGATTTCCGCGCAATTAGATGGTGCTAACTTTGGCAGCTCTGCGGCTGTTAGCGGTTGCTTCTGACGGTTACTATCGCTCGTATATGGAGAAGCCCAGCCGAATTGCCTATTGAGTACTGCGATCACGCCCACAGGATTCTTATTGCCTGTCACAAGTTTATTTGACAAAGATTCTTCTCTATTTTCACAAAGTTTTTTGTATATCATCATACCCGTTGAACTTAGCCGGTCCGGTTTATCCCATGTTTTTACTGTATCGTTATCTATCCCTGTAAGATTACTAAACCCCATAATAGATACTTCTTTATCGTATAACATAGACATGTATATATAATAGTCACATATATCATTTAACAGATCATAGTTATATCTGTTGTAGTTACTCATGATTTTGTTATTTGTATTATATATATTACTCTTATCTCTTAACATGTCCTTATCTCTAAATACATGACGTTGTATATATCTAAGACATGCATTGTATACAGATTGAGACGCGGCGCGCATGTCCTCTATCTCTTGTTCTTCACAAAAGATTCGCAGATACATAGCTATATCATTTTCAAATACTTCCTGCGTGTCTTCTGCTGCTTCTACTTTTTCCATGCTCCGCACTCCTTCCTGATCGTTTTAGGGCACTAAAAAACGCCCACAAGGGTATAAAGGTTCTTTGATTGCCTTTCCCTTGTGAGCGTGTATCGCTGATCTGTTCGCCGTCCTTGCTCCGCTGCCTATCACATAAACGGGCGTTGATCCCCTCCCACGGCTCCGGGGCGTTTCCTAAGTGATTCGGCTTTTGTTGTTAAATAAACCATATCACATACAGATATGCCTTGTCAATAGATTTATTTATGCTACACATATACCGC